TGATCCAAGATATACCTCACTGAAAAGGATTGCATCACTATGTGACTTGAACTCAACTGCCACATTGTCATACATTGTAGAATTGAATGTGACAGATAGTGGTGTTACATTTGCAATCTCACATACTTCTGCTACTGCAGTAAGTGAATGATCAGAAAGAAAATCGTATTTGATGGTGATAGACATAGTTTAGAAACGTGGTTACACTACAGGGACAGTTTAGAGGTTACTAACAATAATTACATCGAATCAAGACTTCTTTGAAGTGTTTCATTACGTTCTTGAATGATTTTTACCATACTAGAATCTAATAAGTCAATCATTAGATTAGCACCTAGGATAACAAACAATGTGAGAAAGAAAATTCTCATAATCACTTTTCGATGGTAACAGATTGAATTACAAAGTTGGGATTGAGACGATTACATGTTACAATTGCTTCCTCTTTTGTGAGTTTGATGTAACCTAAACTGTCGTTCATAACCCAACCATTAGAACGATGAAATTGACCATGAAGAATAAACTTAGTCTCTTGCATAATGTTAATCAACCTCCGAACATGTCATCGAATAATTGTTGTCCAGAACGTTCATCATTATCCATTCTTTGTGATTCACGAAGTGATACAAGGAAGTTAATCTGTGATTGAATGTCACTAACTTCGTTGTTGAGTTTCTCCTTTCGGAAGTTTAACTCCATGATAGATTTGTTGATCTCGACTGTGTTCATAGTTTTGTGAATAGTGAGGTTGTTAAGTTGATCTTTGATGTTCATCATAATCCGTTCATGTATTCGTGAAGTTCAGCATAATACTGTTCTTCTGTCTCAAATGTTCTTCCATGAATCACACAAGGGAACGTTTTCTTTTGAAACATTGTTGATGCGACTTCACAGTCTTTTTGATCATAACCCATCTCGACTAGGTTGTTCACGTAAGGGTTGTTTGAAGGTGTTCTCATACTACAGGGACACTTTGGAGGTTACTAACAATAATACCCTGAACCAGTTAGTGTCATAAACTGATTTTTCCATATCCTGATGGGGATGGATGACCTAATACACCTAAACGGTCCCGATATGGAAAAAAGAGTTTTTGATATCGTGAGAGCCACTGGTATCACTGGGGTCTTGAGTAGTAGGTTTGTTCTGTCTGATGGGTGATGGTCTCTACGCATAAAAAAACCCTCTCAGAGAGAGGGTGAAAGTGTTATCTTATCAATTCAAAACTTATCCCACAGAAATCAGTTCTTCAAACCTATCAAGAGTTGCATATCTTACAACTCCATTCTCATCTGTGAGTTGAATCATGGGCCACATAGGCGAATCAGCGAGAAACTTACCACCGGTAATGGTATGAACCATTCCAGTTTTTTCGTCTTCTACTTTACAACCAATTGATTCTTGAACCCAGTTGAGAAATGCCATAATGCTTGTTGCGGTTACACTACAGGGACACTTTAGAGGTTACTAACTTTATTATCCAACAATGAGGCCTTACTCAATCACTGTAACCACCACAATTATGTGATTGATGCCTCTACTACATGGGTCTTACAATGTAACAAGGTAACCACACCAAAACATGTTACATATGCCCATCAATCAGAAGGTACAGAACTCCCTGACTTTAGAGGCAATAGTTGATGCATCAATATCTTTTGCCACAATGTATGCCTCAACTTCAATCATGATTGAGGTGTAACTCAGTCCATCATTTTTTAATGACTCCATCAGATTTTTGAATTGCTCTGTAGTAAGTGATGACTTTGAGATAAATTCAATTAACTCTTCTTCTTCATAAAAAAGGTTATCCATTAACCCATCTGCAATTGTTCCCTCATTACAGTCCTGAACAACATGATGAGATTCATGCCTAAGTGTGTCTAAGTCATTTAAAGTCCAGGTTACTTGAGGCCCACCAGGAACGCCATTGTCTTGACATACAATCAACATACCTGACCTTGTATTATACATACCATCTACACCAGACCTACAATGAAGTCTAGAGTTGATACTAGTAATAATACCAACTTCATTGAGTGCATTGAAGAGGTCTACATGGTCTTCATAAGTGTTACCAGCAATGGCTGATCCTGGTGTGAAAATAACAGAAGCGCCTGCAATAACAGAGGTAAGAAACTTTTTCATGATTTAGTTTGTGTATGGTGTAAATTAAACTTGTGAGAGATAGTCAATGAAGATGAACTCATACTCACCATCTTCGGGATCTTGGCCATCAACAACCCATTCAGAATGAATGGCATCGGAGTTACCGTAATTATCATTTTCAACATGTTGTACCATCTGTTGATAAAGTTGTTCTGCCATTAGATCAACAGATTCTTGTTTGATACTGTTCATGATGTTGGGGGTGAGTGGTATACTATAGAGACAGTTTAGAAGTTACTAACAATAATGTCAACAACCAGATACAGAATAGGATGCAACATGACCAGGAACACCATTTAGTGAAAGACTTGTGTTCTGATAGTCTGCATAATCATCAGCATCCTCTTCAGTTTCAAATGGACCGATGAACTGTGGCTCATCATATTCAACTGAATCGAATCTTACATAAATGCTCATTTGATTGATTGGCGAGTGGTTATACTACAGGGACACTTTAGAGGTTACTAACTTTATTTCAATTCAATTCGTTCAAATAGACACATACCAAGGTCAAAATACAGATCCTCATCCATCTCACCCATTTTGGCATCTAATGCTTCTTCAATACATTGACGCATAACCTCATTATATTTCTCATTTGTGTAAATGTGTTCAATGATGTCATCTTTGAGTGCATCAACAATTCGTGAGACAGTGGATTCAGAAAGTGGCATTTGATTGGGTGGTTATACTATAGGGACACTTTAGAGGTTACTAACAATAACCTCAACGAAGATAAAGGAAGGAACCGTATTGATCAACAACCTCAGGGTGATCAGCCAGGAAATCAATGTAGAACCGAATGCCTTTCGCAGGTGCTTTAAATGATGCTGGTTTGTAACATGCTCCAGTCTCTTTGTCGATGAACATGAACACACCGTTGTTTGAAAAACTGTTGTCAGCATGAACCCTGAATTGATTCACTTTAATATATTTTTTACCTACACTATATTCTAACTTAGAATATGAACTATGTCCAGATTCAGTTGCATCAACTTTCCATTGATTGTTGACGACTTCAAGTAAACATTCGGTGAGATATTCAGTTTTGGATTGAGTGAGAGTCATGAGTTGATTGAGTGGTTATACTATAGGGACACTTTAGAGGTTACTAACAATAACATTCATGGAATTGACTCCATTAAATCATACTCACTGATGGGTTCAATTGGTTCGACATAAGGAATTTTACCGGTACCATCAAAAATCATGTCAACTTGATCTCGACATACATTGAAATAACAAGTAGTTGAGTTTTGATTATTAAAACATCCAGAGAAATATTCTGAATCAACGACCGCAATTTTGCTACAAGTGGGATCAATTAAGATATATGAGTCTGCCCTAGTTGTAAAAACATCTTTATTTGAATAGGGATTCTTTAAGATCCATGGATTTGCATAAAATTCTCCATTTTTCTTTGTCTTAAGACCATCTTTCTTTGTTTTAATATCTGGGAGATAATTCTCACCATAAACACAATCGGGATCATCTGGTGATTGTTTTTTACTGGCTCTCAGGTCAATATATGATTTAACATATTTCACAAATTCATGTTCAACCTTATGACCTTTGACAAAATTATAAAGTCCTACTCCAGAATATCTCATATAAATTTTCTTACATTCAATTAGAAAATCGATAAAAACTTTATCAGGGATAGAATGAAGATCATCAACAAATTGTTGATAAGTGGTGGTCATAATAATTGAGTGGTTACACTACAGGGACACTTTAGAGGTTACTAACAATAATATCACTGAATAAGTCGATCAAGTAACTCTTTTGTCAGTTTGTTACGTGTCCTTGGATTTAACTCACCAAGACTTTCATTGAGATATTCATCAATGAGACCCTGGTATAAGTCTTTTATTTCTTTTGAATGTTTGTCCAGAGTGTATTCAACAAAGTCTGGATAGATTGTATCTGTCAGATGTTGGTAATTCATATGCATATTATAAAACCTCACCCAACAAAAAGTCAAGTGAGGTTGTGACAGTTTAAAAACCGATTAGGTACTCATACGTTTATGCACGCGTCCCATAATCTTGGTTCTACCTTTTGCATCAGGGTTCTGCCCCGTCTCTCTCTTATAGCGATCGGTCTCTTGTTGCTTCATAATACCACGTAACATGGTTTCACCCTTACGTTGTTGCTTCATTCTTTCTGCACGTGTCATACCAGACGCCTTGGCTGGTTTATAAGAAGGATCAACTTTCTTCTCTGGTGTCTTCTTGGTCAGAAGTTTGGATGCTTGTTTCTCAGCGTCTTTAGAAGATGTGGTGGTTTTCTTTACCTCTCCACCACCTGATTTGGCCTGGCGTCTTGCCAATGCTGCGGCCTTTCTTTCTGCCTTAACCTTATCAGCATATGATTGTTTGACTTCTTCAGAACCTCTTGATTTTTCTGGTTGTTGAACCCTAGTTGCTGCTTGTTTCTGACTACCAATGTCCTTACGGTCCTTGTAACTAACTGGTTCAGACTTACCACCACCAGTGGCCTTCATTCTACGGCGTTCTGGTTCACTCTTTCTACGGTCTCTTCCTACTCTTCCACCTTCACCAGTCTTACGAATCTGTGACCTTGATTGAATTTCAGGGTCATAAACTTCGTTGGTTTGTTGTGTAGGTGTAGGTTTCTTATCAGTAGTTTGTTGTTGGTCTTTCTTCGTTATATTGTCAATTTGTTTTTCAAGTTTTGCAATTTTCTTACTGTCTTGCATCTTCTTGTTATAGATGTCAATCTTTCTTTGTTCGTTTTCTCTCTCTTGCTCTGCTTTTTTCTTGGCCTTGTTAAGATCCTTCACCAATTTTACAGGTGCCTTTCTTATACTGTCAAGTTTATTACTAAAACCTTTCATTTGTTCATCACTCCAACCCTCTTGACCACCGGAAGACGATGGGCCTACCTGTGCTTCTTCGTTAAATTGTTGAAAGGTCTTCATCTTCTTTCTTTATCCTATGTCTTATTTAGTTTTAGAATGTTTCTTGATAAAGGTAAGTGCTGCCTTACGGTTACGACAAGTCTTCAGGATATTACCCTTATGAATGATAACCAACTTGGTCTCACTACCTATCAAAGGTATGGCTGCATACTCATCATCTTTACCTATAGTGAACCCTAATTCCCGAACTTTAGGGTCTAGGATATCACTTCTGTGTTGGATTAGTTTCATAAACTGCTTTTTCAATAACGGGACGGGGATGAATGACCTAACACACCTGAGAGACCAGGATATGGAAAAAAGGGTTTTTGATATCCTCAAAGCCCCTGGTATGACTGGGCCTATTTACGCACTACACTATCTAACAACTCACCCTTCTCAAAGACAGTATCAACAACATTTTGTAGGGCCTTTTGAGTGGAGATGCCTACACGCGAATAGACGGGCACGACGCATAGACCAAAGGCCTTATCAGGACAGGTACGAAGAACACGACCGATCGACTGAGTTAATTCAATGGTGTCCATATTACGAAGGAAGATAACACAATCCAGACGGTTGACAGAGATACCCTCTGACAGAATAGAACGGTGAAGAACAACAAACTTCTTGTTGGGGTCTTTGCCCCAAGCATTGAGAACATTGAAGAACTCCTCACGATTGACCTTCTTACCATCAACAACTGCACCAGTTTTTGCGGTAATATAAAGGTAAGAATAACCACGATCAGACAACTGAGTAGTGAAATCGGTATGAGTGATGACATTTACCAGTTGTTTGGAAGTCTTCACACAGACCAGAAGTTTCTTCATCTGAACTTCATCAACAGTGGAGATGAGATGTTCACAATCAGTGTCACAAGTAATGAGTTTGGTATTGTTATGAATGTCAAATTCTTTCACATGAATTTTAGGTGGGGCAATGTATCCACCTTGAACAAGTTCAGGGGCAGAGACACGACAAATGATGTCACCATAAACCTCACGGTCATTCATACCAGGCTTATTGATAGTGACAGAAGTCTTACGGGTTGCAGTAAAGAAGTATGAGCGATCTGCTTCGTTAGAGAAGAACTCTGTAGGGGGGAAGAAATGACGTTGAACACTGTTATGTGCCTCGTCAAAGTAAATGGTATTAACTTCAATATCTGCCTCCTGGACACGGTGTAGAGAGTGATATGTGGTGAAGATTAGAACACTCTCACCCTCACTACGTGCTACATTTGTGAACAGGTGAATATCTTTTGGCCTGGTGGAACTAAAGTGAGTAGTTTCACCACTATGAACATGAATAGTGTGAACAGTAGAAGTATCAATGACCTCAAGAAACTCTGAACACAACTGTTCAGATAACAAAATCCTAGGACAGACTACAACAATAGTAGAAGGTTGATTCTCCAGTTGTCTCTTGGCATCCATGATTGCAATCAGAGTTTTACCTCCTCCTGTTGGAACAATAACCTGACCGCGATCATTGGACTCAAGTGCGTCCAAACCACGTTGTTGATGAGGGCGGAGAGTAATCATTTCAGGTGTGGTGGTGGTCATACTATAGGGACACTTTGGAGGTTACTAACAATAATACCCCCCT